TCTGCACGAGAAATTTTCTGTGACAGAGTTGATTTTTTTATCCCAAGCAAATCTGCAAGTTCACGATCAAAACGTAATCCAAATTTTTGTTTAGTGATTTCAAAGAGTTGCTTGGACTTGTCCATAATAGCGCAAAAAAATGTTGAAATAGTTTAAAAAGTCCAATAAAACTAATTGAACAAATTGTTCAACTGTTAAACAGTTTACATAAAAAACAGATGGAAAACAACATAAGTTTATTGGAAGTGAGTAAAAAAACTGGGGTATCTGTGGATAAACTCCGCAGACTCCGTAGGGAAGGCCGAATCCCGCAGGGATGGCAATCTCATGCCCATGCCCCGATTATTTTTAGTTTAAAAGAGTTCAAATTGATTGAGGCCAGTCTATGACCGACATTGAACTTGATGAGATCAGATCTGACCTAAAAGAAATCAAGGAGATGATGCAGATCATCTCCCGTCAGGTGGCAGCAGACACTGAAATTGCTGCCGTTCGCGCTCTCCGCAAGTTGGAGGAGAGTCGCATTAACCAACAGATCCGCCAGATGTCAGAAATGGCGGACTAACCTAAAGAGGACGCATGTACATCATTCAAGAACAAGTTAGCGACAACGTATCCAGTTACTGGGTTCATGCCTTCATGTATGGACTGTTCCCTACTCAACAGGATGCAGAAGCACAGGTTCAGGAACTCAAGCATGAATTCGATGACCCAGAAAATGGGATCATCAATGAGTACAAGATTCAGTTCATGACTGATGAGGAATTAGATCAATACGATGAGGACGATCTTCAAAGCATCGTAATCGTCAACTAAGAACCCTCACCGGCTTCCCAGTGCCGTGATCTGTGTGCTGTCGTGGTCCCGCCTACACAGGTCTAAAACTGGGCTTCCACTGGGGTGCAGAACATTGGACTCATTGACAGAGTTCTCTGAAGTGAGATGAAAGCGGTTTTTCTCATTTCATCTGCATCCCATTGGATGAGCCAACCCAATACATGGAGAGTGATGATGTCCAGAGTCGAATACCTCTTTGATTTAGAGATTCAGCACCGCAAGTCCAGAATCCTCCGTCCCTCCCAGCAGTTACTTCTACGTCGTGCCTATTGGTGGGTGCGTCTTCAATGGATCACCCTGAAATGGAAACTACGACAGCAGAAAAACTGAATGCTCGATTTGAAGCGTTCAAGGCAGAGACTGCACGGATGGGTCGAGCGTACTGGGCATCTGTGCGTCGTGCAGAGGCAAGGTCCAAGGAGATCCGAGCATCCTACACTGCAGTCTACCAGTGTCCTCAGTGTGGTCTGTTCCGACCTGCCGAGCATACCCAGCAGTGCAGGGATCTGCGGCCTGTCGATCCATCAATGGAAGAGAAACTGTCTAGGAGGGACGATGTATTTAATGACGTTACATGGGACTACCAGGCGACCCTTGAGTGAACGACTGCGAGAGAGGTTGGAGAAGTTAGATGCCAAGCCTGCTCTCCTGTTCTGCAGTCGGTGCGAGACCTACAAGCCCAACAGGAAACCATATTGGAATCCTGGCAGAGCCAAGTGCCGTGCATGTGAAAGGATTCGATGAGCTACCCGCATACTGGAAATAGGTTATGTCGCAACTGTCGGCACTACCGGACTGCGGGGAACTTCCGACTTCCCAGCAGTTATATCTGGGGAATGTGTGGAGTGACTGGGGCAGATGAAGCACCCTTGCACGCCTGCGGATTTTGGGAATGGGATGAGGATCGGAAGGAGAAGAAAGAGTGAGTCATTGGAAGGACCCTCGGATCTGTCTGATGTGCGGACTCAAGTACATCCCCTTGGTGGCACGACAGAAAACCTGCGGGGAGATCTGCAGCAGAGAATACAAACTAGAGCAGGAAAAACTGAAGTATCGGTCGGTCAATCCTAAACCGTGCATCGTCTGCAAAGAAATATTCCAGGCAGATCGACGAGCAAAAACCTGCAGTGAGGAATGCAGTCGCAAATGGAGGAACAGAAGGATTGGGAGAAAGTATCCGCCAAAGAATTGTGTCGTCTGCAAGAAGGAATTTTACGGGAGTCCTCGCTCCATCACCTGCAGTGCTGAGTGCAGTTATCAGTCGAAGTTAGAGAGAGCAAGGTTGGGGTTGTATCTAAAAGATCGACCTCCGAAACCCTGCGAGACCTGCGGGGAGATGTTCAAACCGAAGACTCTGAGTCATCGATTCTGTGGTCGAAAATGCTGGGAATCGAACCCTCGCAAACCTCCCCAGATTGTGGGCTGTCTGCATTGTGGGGAGGAATACACGAAGGTCAACAGTCATCAGAAATACTGCAGTGCTGACTGTTTTGATGAGGCAAGGAGGCAGAGGGCGCAGTGGAATAATTGGAAAGTAAGAGGGGAACCGAAAAAGAAAGTTGTGAAGTGCAAAAGTTGTAATTTTCATTTTGAGCAGAAGCACTCACGGCATGTCTACTGTTCCGCATCTTGTAACAGTGATGCCCAGAGAGAACGTGGACGACTGGCAACCCAGAATTCTCCGATTCGTCCCAAGGTTTGTCTGCACTGTAAGGAGGAGTTCATGCCAAAGACCCGCAAGTCGATGGCAAAGTTCTGTTCCCACAAGTGCCAAGGTGGGTATCGAGTTGCCAAACGGCAGGAGAAAATTGATGAGTTGGAGAAGGGACAGAAGAACCAGGTTCAACTGCAGAAGAAATGGGACGACTCATCGATTCAGGTCCGAGATTGTCCTCCAGACACGGCATATGCCAAGGAAATCTGGGCCTATCTGAAGAAGGGGAAGACGATCACCAAGTATCTGCACCCGATTTGGGCAGTTGGATCGACCATCAATGAAGATGAAGAGGAGTTACTGGAATTAGAAATTTAACGGTGCTGGGCAAAGTGGTGAGCGGAGTCCTCCCTAAAAAAATTCCGCTACATTCATGTACCACCTAATCAATACGGGGTTTTTCGCGTTTTCTCCCCCTACGATCTCAGCACCTCCCAACCCACTGATCTGCATCAGTCGCATGTCGTGCGACTGGTAGAGACCAGTGAAAAGACTGCAAATCGAGAGACGCATCCACGCTATCAGGTCTCTCCGACGTTGTGTCGTCACTGCGCAGGAAATCGGTTACTGACATGACGGTTTCCAGAGGTTCTGCAGTCCAAACTGATGATCGGCACTTAGGATCTGCCGAGAAGGTGCTGGTCTCTGTTTTCGATAGGAGCAATGGATGGCAAAAATATTATTTGACGCAGAAACAGTTGCTTGGACTCAAGACTGTGATCACGAAAACCTGAGTCGTGACTACGGTCCTCATCCTGGTGGGCACTACTGCAAAGTGACCTGTGAGGATTGTGGGCGTTTCATGAAGTGGGAAGGCAAACCGAAGGAGAAGAAGTCACGCAAGGGTCAGGCGGATCTCCGCAATCGTTTCTGCAAAGACTACTGCGAGATGTGTCTCAGCATGAAAGAGGATCTGGTGCTGCCAGACACTCTGGAGATCCATCATGTTCTGGAGGTTCAGCATGGAGGCAGTGATGCCCCTGAGAACCTGCAGACTCTCTGCACTGGGTGCCACAAGATGGTTCACTGGCGCAGGACCTACAACCGACATTCTAGTTTTAAGGTTAATGATGGGAATAATTTCTAAAAATGCCCCTTTTGGGTCTTTTGGCAAGGACGCAAAGTGTGATTCTTGTCAACGACCAGCAGATGCCTATTGGAATTTTCAAGGAGGAAAAGACGTTTTTATTTGTTTCTTTTGTGCTGTTCGAGATCTTCCAAAACTAATTGCTGATTCGATCTTTAGTCGTACAGCATTTGAAAATGAAATAGGTTTTGACCCAGAGGATCAATCTTTAACGCAATTAAAACGTTTTTGTACTGACCAACAAAATAGTCATCATTTACGTTGGCGCAGTCAACAAATTGAAATAATGAAGAAAAATTTTTTGCTTGCTGCACGTTACGCAGCAGAAAATGAAAATTCTTACATTAAAAAATATGTAGAGAGAATACCAATCACTAATTCAAGCGCATCTAATGAGATTTCAAACTAAAACGAAGACCCCCAAACTGCAGACTGCCTGGTCTCCTGAAGACGGTTGGCTCAAGTGGTCTGCACATTTTCAACGATACATTCCATATGAGGACACATGGAAGGAATCAGCTCAGGGAAACTGAAAACCCCACTGAAGGCCTTAATTTACGGCATTCCAGGAGTGGGGAAGTCTACACTGGCAGCATCATTCCCAAATCCCTTGATCCTAGACATTGAGGGCAGCACCGGACGTTTGGATGTGGATCGGGTGGATCTACGGAAGGAGAAGTTCAGCACTGTGATGGACTGGTTGCGACGACTTGCCAAGGAAGAACACGATTATCAGACCTTGGTCATTGACACGATTGACTGGTTGGAACCGAAGGTCTGGGAGGCTACCTGCGCTCGTCTGGAAGTGCCCAGCATTGAGACTCCAGGGTATGGCAGAGGATATGTGGAGACGAGCTCACAGGAGTGGCCCCAGTTCTTGGCAGGTTGTACCTATCTCTGCGATCAACGGGGGATGAATGTGGTGCTCCTGGCACACTGCGAACAGAAACGGATCTTTGACCCGATGCTCACCGAATACGACCGTTGGGATGTCAAACTGCACAAACGGGCTGCTGCAAAGTGTGTGGAGTGGGCTGAGTGTGTGGGGTTCCTGATTCTGGAAACCATGGTCCGCAGGCAAGGGCAGAAGGAACTACTCAGCACCGATGGAGAACGGGTGCTGCTGATCAATGAGGGTGCCCACTATGTTGCCAAGAATCGTTTTGGGTACAACGGGGATGGGATTAAGCCTGTCAATTATGAAATGCTTGCCAAGGAGTTAGCACTATGAGTCGCGTAATCTTTGATGCTGGTCAGGTCGAACTCCGTTCAGCAGGAGGTTCTGGCAATGGCAATGGACCTATTTTAGATGAGGGCAACTACCTGGTCAGTGTTGCAGAGTTGGAGGTACTGCCGGAAGAGACCGATGATCAGGGCAAGTTTCTTCAGCAACAGATCAAGGTGGAGTTCCAGTGCGGAGAAGGTCAATTCCGCACCTGGTACACTGTCTCTCACAAAGAAAAGGATTTCTGGGCTGTTGGACTCGGACACGATCACCTGAAGCAGATCTGTGTCTTCTCTGGTTGCCCGAACCATAAGATCACTGATGACAAGAGTTCCTACAATCCGATTCTGGAAGGAAAGCAGTTTGCCATTGGCATCCGCAACCTGACTGACAAGAAGACGGGTGCTGTGATGCACAAGAAGCTCGACAACGGGAAGAGTTACCCCAAGAAGATCGTCAAATACTTTGCCCAGTCGATCACAGATCTGCCTCCGGTCAGCAAGTCTGCCTCCACGGCACCAGATGCACAGGACATCCTCAACAAGTTCAGCAAAACCTTCAAAGGGTCCAGCATCATGTCTGTGGATGTACCTGCAGGTGCTCCGACCGGAGGCACACCGACTGGTGCAGAAGAAGATGTTCCCTTCTGAGGATGCAGTGATGACAGAGACCTGGAACACGGCAGACCTTCCGGTTTCTGTCTACAACAACTGCTACACCACGGTCAGCACCTATGTCCAGCCGATGGGCAGCATCATTGACATGATTCAGAGTGATGTTTATCGGGAGTTCATCATTGATCTGGTCACGATTGGCGAGACCTTTGGGTTTGACTCTGAGGAGTACCGAGAACAGAAGCAGGATCTCGTCTGTTTCAGTGTCTATGGACAATATCATTCGATCAAACGGCAAGCCTACGATCCAAAGACGAGAAAGCCGAATATCCAGATTTACAACCAGATTGGACACGGAGACATTGACAAGCTGGAGGTTCAGCAGGCCAAGGAGATCCGCAACCTCCTCAAACTCTCCCGATACATTGCCTGGTGCTACCTCTCACCGTCTCAACGAGGGGTAAAGTTCGGGGTCCGCACCGATGCCACTACCGATAATCATCTCGACTACTTTGAGCAGATTCAGCAGCACTTCTCTGAGTATCTGGAACTGCCGATTGAATACTTTGACTTCAAGGTCAAGGACCTCTCCAGGCTCTGTTTTCTTTCGCATGATCCTGATGCGTATCTGAATCCTCATCCTGATCCGTTTCCTTTCAAGGAAGCAGAACAGGCAGAGGTCAAGGGCAGAGTCATCTTTGATGCCGAGCAAGTGCAGGAGTCCAAGAAGGACTTCCTTGATGATACAAACTGGGAAGAGGTCCTACAGCATGTCCCAGGGTATGAGGATCGGGACACCTGGGTTGAAGTCGGCATGGCACTCAAGGCCGAACTCGGAGATGCAGGTTTCCCTCTTTGGGAGAACTGGTCAAAGCAATCGGCAAAGTGGAACAACGAGAACAATCCACAACGACGATGGAATAAGTTTGAACCGTCACGGATCACCGGAGCCACCTTGATCTTCCGTGCCAAGGAAAACGGTTGGGAACCTCGACAGCAACGTGCGAAGAGTGCCATCCAACAATCCAAGGGCAGAGCTGCACCTGTGGAGGTTCAACAGGGGAATCTGCACTACCAGATCAACAAACAAGGACAGCAGGTCCTCATTCCGAATCTGCACAACTGCCGTGAGCTGATTCAGCAGCAACGTCTCTCTGTCTGGTATGACGAATTCCTGCGGCAGATTCAGACTGAGGATTTTGATGGCGAGATCATTCAGTGGGATGACAGTCGAACTCTGGAGTTGACGGTACAGATGCAGTCCCTGGAAGGAATGCGGAGACTCGGCAGAGACATCGTGGATCAGGCCATTCACCTCGTTGCCTACCGGAATGTGCGGAACTCCCTGCAGGACTGGCTCAGTGCTCTGCAATGGGATGGGACTGAGAGACTCGATACCTGGTTGGCACGGTACTGCGGGGCAGAGGTCGATGAGTACACTACCGATGTGGGGAAGTGCTGGTTACTGGCAGCAGTGGCACGGGCCTATGAACCTGGAACCAAGTTTGACCATATGCTGGTGCTGGAAGGTCCACAGGGGATTGGCAAGTCCAGCATCTTTGAGATCCTTGCTGGAGGGTACTTCAGTGAGCTCAACAAGTTTGATGGGAAGGAACCTGCGGAGAAACTGGCAGGACGTTGGTTGATTGAGGTTGGTGAACTGGCTGGACTCCGCAAGTCTGATGTGGAGACCGTCAAGTCCTTCCTGACCTGTCGAGTGGATCGATACCGACCTGCCTATGGCAGATATGTGATTGATGTACCGAGGACCTGTGTCTTTGGGGGGACAACCAATGCTGATCAGTATCTCAATGATGCCACAGGCAACCGCAGGTTCTGGCCTGTTCGTTGTGGGCAGGTGGATCTGCCACTTCTCAGAGAGGAACGCGATCTTCTGCTGGCGGAAGCCGTCAGGCGCTACCAGCAGGGAGAAACCTTCCTGTTGGGTGAGTCTGCACGAAAGACCGTGTTGATGCTGCAGGAAGATCGAGATCAGGATGATGCCTGGATGGGTCCCATCAGCCGATGGCTGGACAAACGACATGCTGCCACGATGGAAGAGTTGTTTACCGATGCCTTGGACTTTGAACACAAGAACCAATGGAAACGTGCTGATGAAGTTCGGATCGGCAACATCATGAAGAAACTGAACTGGAAACGGTATCGAGTGAGGAATGATGGAAGGTTGGTTTATGAGTATCGACCAGAAAAATGATCAGTTTGTTCCTATGTGTTCCTATGTTGGGAGAGGAGATAGGAACGCTGGAGGCCGCATAGATACTGGGTTGTTCCTATTGTTCCTATTGTTCCTATCTATTCTATAAGAAAACATTGAAAGGAAAAGGAAAGAGGATAGGAGCAGGGAGAGAGGGGATCTGTACTTTCCCAGTGTTTTGCACGATTTAGATAGGAACATAGGAACATTTGTTTTTTGGACTGTAAGTAACTTAAATTATTGAAGTAATCGTGTTCCTATGTTTTTTAAGGAGATAGGAACAGATAGGGACAAGATAGGAACAGATAGGAAATATGACTGAAATCCAACACGCACAGGTTCAATACATTCCAGGAGTCTGTAGGAACTGCTGTCATTTTTATGCAACGGAACACTACAACCTCTGCCGAAGAACCAGGCCGAAAGGGGAGGTCATCTCGGAAGATGATTTCTGTGGGAAGTTTAAGTGTGCTACCTGGGCACGACGGAAAGATCAACAGGGGAGAATGCTTCTGCCGATGAAAGTCTTCCATCCAAACCATCCTGATTATTTCAAACTCTTTCCCAGTGATGATGATGACTGCACCCAAGAAATCTAACCGGAAATATTCTGATGAGGATGTCGAAGCCTTCTGCAATCACATTGCCGATGGCAAGAGTCTTCAGGAAACTGCGGAACTGTATGGCATGACGAGGTATGCACTGTACCAGGTACTGAATCGGAATCATCAGGAACGTTATATGTCTGCTCTCAATGAACGGGCAATGCGCCATGCAGAACACATTGAGTATCTTGCCAAAGAGTGTGAACAGGGACGAATTGATCCGAGAGCTGCAGATGTGTCGATCCGTGCCAGACAGTGGATCTGTGCAAAGTATCATCCTGAGTTCCTTGCCGAACGAATGAAGAAGGATGTGTCTGTGGAACACTCGATGAGGAAGGAACACCTGGACACGATGAAGAAGATTGCCAAGAGGAAAGCGGAGATTGATCATAAGTCTGAGCAAAAGCCCAAGGATTGAGCAGATGCCCGTTAACATTACGCACACCTGATCATACGCACATGCTCGACATTAAAACTATTATTTATCTGACAATGATTTCTGTCACAAAACCTAGTGTTTTGATTGATTCCTCGCTAGGCCAGTAAACAGGGGGGTGTGAATGTTTACTAATTATAAAAGTAAACATTGGGACGGGCCAGATCGCAGATTTCGCAGACCCCCCCCCAGGGGTGGTCGAACCGAGGGGGTGGCGTGCATGCGCACCCCTCTACCTCTCCAACCTGCTGCTGAGATCTAGTGAACCCAACGCAACGTGAACTGCTCCGTCTGAAGGACCTGGGTTTCAAACAGAAAGAGATGGCCCAGGTGCTAGGGATCTCGGAATCAGCAGTGTCCCAGCAACTCAAACGCATAGAAAAACTCAAGGCAACCACCCCTCCTAGAGCTACAGCAGAGAAGCGGATTCAGGACAAACTCAGTCGGGAGTTGCAGGCAGCCGTAGAGGTCCAATGTCCTGCTGGGTTCATCGATGTTCTCTCGGCAACAGAGATCATTGAGGTGAAACGAGCAGACCGTTGGAAATCGGCAGTCGGGCAGGTGCTAGCGTATCAGATCTACTTTCCCAACCATCGTCCGAGGATACATTTATTCTGGAGGGGATCAGAACGCTACCCGAACACCAATGCAGTGCTGGAGTGTTGTTCCAGACTAAAGGTGCTGGTCTCTTGGGAACCCCCCCCGTACCCCGTCAATCTGGGAGAAGATTCCTGATGCTAAAAATTTTCAAAATTTGTCCACAACCGAAGCCGAGGATGACAAGATCCGACAGATGGAGAACCAGACCCTCGGTGCTGGCATACCGAGCATTTGCCGATGCAATGCGTTCTCAATCCGATGGCTGGGAACTGCCGGATGCCTTCCATGTGCGTTTCATCGTGCCGATGCCAAGGTCCTGGTCCAAACGCAAACGCCTGCAGATGGTGAGCACCCCACACCGACAACGTCCAGACCTCGACAACTTCATCAAATCCTTTGACTGCCTCCGCGAAGAGGACAGCAGCATCTGGAAGATCAGTGCCGAGAAAGTCTGGGGAGAGGAAGGTGCGATCATCATTGACGATTTGAGAGATGAGTTTTGAATTCTAAATTTCTTACCGTTTCGTGGTTTTCAGCAGGTGTTTCTTCTGCAGTGGCGACCAAACTAGCAATAGATCAGATTGATCGTATTCTCTACGCACATATAGAAGACCAGCACCCAGACACCTTGCGATTTATCGCAGACTGCGAGGAGTGGTTTGGTCATCCTGTGGAGTTCCTGCAGGGGAAGTACAAGGATGTCGCAACTGCCTGCAAGATGTCTGGAGGGAGGGGGTACATCAACGGGCCATCTGGTGCGGCTTGTACCAAGTTTTTGAAACGAAGAGTTCGGCAAGAATGGGAAATGACGGTAACAACTCCCTTGCGATATGTCTGGGGGTTAGACCTTAAAGAAACAGAACGTGCAGATAATTTATTGGATTCAATGCCAAAGCAAGAGCATCTGTTCCCTTTGATTGAACATCAAATGACCAAAGAACATGCTCACGAAGTGCTAAAGGCATCCGGCATCAATCGTCCAGTGATGTATGAGTTGGGGTATCACAACAACAACTGCGTTGGTTGCGTTAAGGGCGGAATGGGATACTGGAACAAAATCCGTGAAGATTTCCCAGATGTGTTTTGGGAACGAGCAAAACTAGAACGAGAGATAGGCGCATCATGCATCAAAGGGGTTTATTTAGATGAGTTAGATCGAAGCAAGGGTCGCCATTCTCCTCCTATTGTTGATGACTGTGGGATTTTGTATGAACTAATTAAAATAGGTCCCTAATGCAACTCTCTGAACTGATCTTAACCTACGAGAAGCACCCAGATTTATTTGTTGAGGATCTGCTGGGAGTCACCCCCCAGGACTGGCAACGGGAAGTGATGTCTGCAGTGGCAAAGGGACAACGGAGGTGCAGCATCCGCTCTGGGCATGGAGTCGGAAAATCCTCCTGTGCATCCTGGTTGATGATCTGGTTTCTCCTCACAAGGTATCCGGTCAAGGTGGTGGTCACAGCGCCAACGGCCTCCCAGTTGTTCGATGCCCTCTTTGCAGAGTGCAAAAGATGGATCAAGGAACTCCCCACCCCAATCAAATCGTTGCTGGAGATGAAATCCGACCGGATCGAGCTGGGTTCTTCTCCAACCGAGGCATTCATCTCAGCCCGAACGAGCAGATCCGAATCCCCAGAATCCCTGGCAGGAGTCCATGCAGACCATGTATTGCTGGTCGTAGACGAGGCATCTGGGGTACCAGAGTCGGTCTTTGAAGCAGCCTACGGTTCGATGTCTGGCAAGGATGCCACAACAATTCTGCTCGGCAACCCCACCAGATCATCAGGATATTTCTTTGAGACGCACACCCGACTGCGGGACAGTTGGTGGACGAAGCAGGTCAGTTGTCTTGATTCTCCTCTGGTCTCTCCAGATTTCATTGCAGAGATGGAACTGAAGTACGGTACCGACTCCAACGCCATGCGTGTCCGAGTGCTGGGAGAGTTCCCTCTTGCCGAGGACGACACCCTGATCTCCCTGCATGCGGTGGAGCAGGCCAGCAAACGCAAAGTCGAGCAACCGGAAGGAACCCCCGTAGTCTGGGGCCTGGATGTCGCACGATATGGAGACGATGCCAGTGTGCTCTGTATCCGTCAGGGCAGACACCTGATGGAACTGCACAGTTGGAAGAAACTCTCATTGATGGAACTTGCCGGACGTGTGCTGGATCTCCTGCACAGCAGTGACGAACCTCCAGAGGAAATCCTGGTGGACAGCATCGGATTGGGTGCAGGAGTGCTGGACCGACTGCGGGAACTCGACATCAGTGCCAGAGGGGTGAATGTATCAGAGAGTCCAGCGATGGCAGACCGGTATGCGAATCTCCGTGCAGAACTCTGGGACTTGACGAAGTCCTGGTTCAATGAGGAGGTGCAGATCCCGAATGATGATTCTCTGATTGCAGACCTAACTGCCCCACGGTACTCGTTCAACAGCAGCGGCAAGATGCTGGTGGAGAGTAAGGCCGAGACCAAGAAGAGGTTGGGCAGATCAACAGACTTTGCAGACTCGTTGGTCCTCACATTCGCATCAAGTGCTGCAGGCGCATCTGGACAGTACCGGAGGAAGAAGAGAGGGAGGAGAAGGAATGTGGGAGGAGTGGTCTAGTTGGACTCTGTCTGGTGGATCACCAAGGACGGAGATGAGTATGTGCGAGAGTTGTTTGATCGACATTACAGCAGAAGGATCTTTGCAGACGGGACACCCCCCCCCAAGCTGTTCGTGGGTCCAGGCGAGAAGTTGGTATTGCGAACCTGGGAGTGTGATGCCATCTGGGTCTGGCGCAAATTCATAGATGACAGTGGGCAAGAAGGAATCAACTGCGCGATCTTCCGAAACGAATCAAGCCACAGATCCTCGGACCTTGTCCGACAGGCAGACCGAATCGCTGATCACTGCTGGCCTGGTGAGAGGCATTACACCTATGTTGATGCGGAGAAGATCACCTCAGTTAACCCTGGATTCTGTTTTAAGGCAGCTGGGTGGAGGACCTGCGGACGAACCAAGTCAGGGAAGGTAGTGCTCGAGAGGGTGCCCCAGTAATTCATACCATATATATAGGGATCATATGCATACGCTCAAAAAATCATTGAAGCCCAAGTTATTTGCAGAGCATCACGACAGAAGATGGCATATAGAAAACAAAAAAGAATTTTACTTTGAATCCGTTTCTGACCTGAAGGATTTAACGTACCAAGAGAAACAAAGTTTGTTAGAAGCATTGGAAGGTTCACTGAGCAGTGCGGAAAGTAATCGTGTAACGGTGATGATGGAGGTTGAGGCAGGTCGTGCAGAACTAGATCAGAATTGGTTAAAGCGAATCAATTACAAGATTGGGAAGCAAAGGACACAACGCAAATTATTGATGGAACACATGCGACAACTTCAAGGACAGGGGTTGTTGTCTGCGTTCTACGACATTGCCAAGATCATGTTACCCAAAAAAAGTTTTGAGGAGATTTTGAGCAAGGCAAAATCCTTGAGCAAAACATCACCATATATATAGGAGATTTTTTATGGTCCTCTCTGACGAAAAACTGATGGAATTGATTCACTCTGGCTACATCCCCAGTGATGTGCATCTCGGCCCCTGTTCTGTGGATCTGACCTTGGCGGAAGACTACCTGGTGCCGCACTTACCGGAGGATCGCCCTTACATCACGGTCACAGAAGACTACCCGCACAAACTGGCACCCGTTGAGAGTTTTGTGCTTTACCCAGGTAAGTTTGTGCTGGCAAGCACCAATGAACTGATCAAGATTCCAGATCATATGTGTGCAGTTGTGCATGGCAGATCGAGTGTCGGAAGGTTGGGAATCCAGGTACAGAATGCAGGTTTCA